GACCACGCCGAGGTGGGCGTCCAGGTTGCTCCAGTCGTGGGAGAACACGACGGGGATCGGATCCCCGCTGGCCTTCCACTTCTCGATGCTGTCCGTGAACGCGCCGATCTGCACGGCGTCTCCGCCGTAGTCGACGTTGCCGAACACCGAGACGATCCGCTCGATCACGCCCTCGCTCTCGTCTACCGCCTTGACGGAGAACGGAGCTGTCTTGGTCTGTCGCATGGGTTCACCTCACAGTTTCCGGAGCGGAGTCGGTGGGACTGGCCTGACCGCCGGTGGTGACGTTCAAGGGCTGGATCAGCTCGTCGTGCTCCGGGCCGTCGAGCTTCGGCAGGTTCAGCCGAGCACGGCCCTCGTTCCGCGTGAGGACAGGACCGCCGACCATCGTCTGCAACGACGCAGCCTGTTCCTCGAAGGAGCCCTTGAGCTTCTCCGCGATGTTGAACTCGAAATAGAAGTCCTCGGTGCCGGTGAACTCCGGAAGGAGTTGCGCCTTGAGTTCCTCCTGGATCTCGGTCAGGTCCGGACCGAGCGTGTCCTGGTAGAGCTGCTTGTGCGCGCTCTCCATGTTCGAGTAGTTCGCGTTGTCCAGGATCCCGATGCTCGGCAACGGAACGTGGTAGAACCGCGCGATCTCCTCCAGGTTGAACTTGCGCGCCTCTAGGTACTGCGAATCCTTTGCGCTGGAGGACATTGGCGTGATCGACATGCCCTCCTCCAGCAGCGCCGTCTTGGCAGCGTTGGAGGTTCCGACGTACTGAGCGTTCCACCTGGCCCAGAACCGGTCCTTGGCCTCGGGGCTCATCTTCGGCGCATCCCTCGGCCGGGTGATGACGTGCTCCAGCCGCGCGGCGTTCTTGAAGAACGACGTGCGGTAGGTCATCGACTCCTGCTCCTCCGCGAGGACGAGCCGGAGGGTCTCCATGGGCGAGGAACCCGTGCTGGCGTCCACGGGGTTGTAGCCGTGGAAGTAGACGACAGACTCGCGCGGCAACTGCACCTTGCCCTGAGTGCCGGAGATCGTGAACGTCTCCGGGTCCACCCAGGAGTTCCCGCCGAACTCGACCTTGCTCGGCGGGATCCGGACGAGGCTGACCTGGCCGGCCTCGTTCTTGAACTTGACCCAGAGGGCGAAGTCGTAGATCGCGCGGTCGCAGATCAGGGAGTAGAGCAGGCGGTAGCGCGTCGTCCAGGGATTCGGCCGGCTCACCGCGTCCGCGGCCGGGTGGCCGGTCACGCGCTGCCGGTCAGTGTCTCCGGCCCGCTGGAACAGGTGCAGGCCGATCTGTGCGGTGTTCCGCGCCAGGAAGTCGATCACCGTCCGGACGGCCGGCTGCGTCCGGTAGATCGCGCCGTAGTCGGAGAACCGTTCCCCGAGCGGCACGAGCGGTCCGCCGGCGTAGTTGCCGAACGAGGCCGTGCGTCGGTCGACGTTCACGAGCTGCCCGGAGGACTGGACGACGCTCACGCTTCACCTCCGTGCTGGATCCATCGGACCTGATCGGTTGGTAGCCAGGCGGATCCATCGACCGGAACCTCTCCGCCGTTCTCGTACAGCCGTGCGTTCTCCAGCACGAGGAACCCGCCAACCGTCCGGATCAGGAGGCCGGCCACGGCGGAGCCGTCCTGGAGCTGCACCATGACGCGCCGCGCCACGAGAGGGTGCCGTGGCCGAGTCTCGCGGCGGATCAGGTAGCCGGTCACGATCGCCCACGGTCCAAGGAGTGCGACGCAGATCAGCGCGAGTTCTAGGCCGGTCATCCGAACTCCAGATCGTCGTCCTCGTACATGGATTCGCCGGGGCCTTCGTTGTCGATCCACTCGCGCAGCGCGTTGCACGCTGCACTCACCCCGTCGATCTTGTCGCCGGACTTGTCCTTGTCCGGCTTCACGTTCCCCGCCGGGTCCATGCGAACCGCGAGGTTGTCGACCATCCAGCGCATGACGGGGTTCCCGCCGTGCTCCAGGTCGCGCCGCAGCGTCAGCTCCAGCAGTTTCTTGAGCGGCGCACTCATGCCGGCGAACCCCTGGTTGACGGGCACCATGCTCAGGCCGGAGTCGGTCAGCCGGCGCTGGACGTCATTCGCGCCCCACCTGTCGTAGGCGACGGAGAGGACGTCGAACTTGTTCCCGTCCGCCTTGACCTGGCCGATGATCTCGTCGTTGTCGATGACGTCGCCCTCGGTCAGGGTCAGGAACCCCTCTCGCGCCCAGACCGTCGCGGCACCACCGGTGCGCCGGTCCATGTCGCGCAGGCGGTCTCCGGGCAGCCAGAACCGCCAGAGGAACCGCATGGGCTCTCCGGCCTCCTGGCCGGGAAAGATCCAGCAGAGGGCGGTGATGTCCTCCACGGAGGCGAGGTCGAGACCGCCGTAGCACTCTCGGCCGGCCAGTAGCTCCTCCTCCACCGTGCCGGCGGTGGCGTCCCAGGCCGCGAGGTCCACGTACTTCACCGCCTGTCGGGTACGCACGCCGAGGTGGAGCCGGAGGAACTTGGCGAGGTCGGCCGGAGAGTTCTTGGCCTCGTTCGCCGCGGAGCGGAGGAACTCCCGCGAGGGCGAGACTCCGAGGCCGGGGTTCGCTCGCGCCCAGGTCTCCTCGATGAACGGGTCGTCGTCCTCGGTGGCGCACCAGATCACGCCGTACTGCGTCTCGTCGGTCAGCGCGCCGCGGGCGAGCTGCTCGACGTAGGTCCGCCGGCGGTGGTAGATCGTGGTTTGCCGGCCGTCGTCCGCCGTGGTGATCGTGACGACGAGCGGCTGCTCGCGCGAACCCACGCCGGTCTCGACGGTCTCGACCAGGCTCGCGTCGGCGTGGACGTGCAGCTCGTCAATGATCGCGCCGTGGACGTTCGCGCCCATCAGGAGGTCGGCCACCTTGGAGGCCACGGCGAAGTAGCTGGCCGAGGGTTCGTGGACGAGCCGGCTGCGCAGGGGTTTCACGTAGGGGCTCAGGGCCGGAGACTTCTTGGCGAGGTCGCGCACCGGGTCGAAGCAGTAGCGCGCCTGGTCCCGCCCGGAGGCGACCGCGTAGACCTGCGCGCCGGCCTCGTTGTCCGCGCAGGTCAGGTAGACGGCCAACCCGCCGGCCAGCGTGGTCTTGCCGTTCTTGCGCGGCACCTCGACGTAGAGCTTCCGGATGATCCGGGTGTAGTTCCCGTCGTCGTTCAGGCGCACCCAGCCGAACACCGGGGCCAGGACGTAGGCGACCTGCCACGGGTCCGGACGGAGTGGCCGGCCGGCGAACTTGCCCTGCGTGTGGCGCAGGAGGCTGAACACGCGCAGCACGCGGTCCACGCGGTCAGGGTCGAAGATCGCACCCTCGACCTCGTTGGGTTCCGGGGTGTGCCAGCGCGGCGCAGTGACGCCGACCAGCGAGATCCCTCGCATGGCGCAGTACCAGCGGACCTCCGGAGAGATCCGCTGGTCGTCCTCTGCGTCAGCCGGTAGCGGAGCCGGCGAAGGGGTTCCCGTCTCCAGAGCTGGGGCTGACACCGGCGTTCGCCTCCTCTACTCGGATTCGGGTGCGGCTGGCCGGCGTCAGGCCGAACTCCTGGGCGTAGACCCGGATGAGGGTCGCCGCGTCCCGCTGGACCTGGAGCGCGGGGTTCCGGATCGGCTGGCCCTTCTCCCCCTTGATCAGGACGTCGGAGGAGGCAAGGAGTCGGCTGGCCTTGCGGTGACTGGCGACCGCTTCGCAGTACGCCAGAAGGGAATCGCGGTCGCAGCGGTGCAGCGTCCGCATGGCGCGTAACTCACGCACGGTGAAGTCCCAGATTTCGCGGACGAGTTCACCGGTGCCCGGCGGGCACTCAGCCTCAGCCTCGACGGGGATCGGCTCGTCGGGGTTCGCGCGCTCCATGTGGCTACCGGTCAGCAGCCGCAGCGCGGTCGGCTGCGGGGCCGGTCCGCGCGGGCTCACAGCGACCGCGCAAAGGCGAGGACGGCAACCCAGTTGTGCCAGCGGTAGAACGTCTCGGCCTCGGCCCACCCGGAAGCGTGCAGGAGGTC